CCGCAAAGCCCTGCTGGTCTGCGTCAACTGCCACAGGCGATTCCACACGGAGCAGGTCAGTGGTCATGACTCAGCTTCCACACAGTAATCCGTTGAGCCGCAGAAACGAGGCGCTGCCGTCGTGCTCCTTCTTCTGCGAGATGGCAGAGCAGGAGTACGCAGCTTGAAGCCGAACGTTCGAGCTAAGCTGCCCGCGGAGGTATGCGGCGACTGGCCGCGAAAGGACAATGATGGACAAGGACTGTAGCGGCCAGGCGGCGCATGCCGTAGCGGGTCAGCTTGAGCGAGGGGTTAGGCCCCACCAACCCGAAGCGAAAGGAACTATGAACACAGACCAATGCCCAGGCGCTAGCGTGTGTTGCAACCCGAGCTGGTGCAAGACCACCGGCAAGTGCCTGCATCAGCAGCCGGGCCAACAAACCCCGGCGCATGTTGCCGAAGTGCTGGCGCTTTCTTCTGGAAACGTGAGCCGCCGCACTGATGTGGCTGTGCGCGCCATGGACGATGCCATCGTGGCTGCGATCAACGCGGCAAAGAATGCCGGCGTGCCGCAGGGGCTGATTGTGGGCCTGCTGCACAGCTACGCGCACGACCAGACGGCGGCCCTGGTGAATGGGGTCTAACGGTTGAGGAAAGCTGCCGCGCTGCGGTGGCGACGGAGCGCTGACTGCCACCCGCGGTCAGCTTGTGCGAAGGGTTAGGCCTGGTTCCGAAGCGTGAACAACTTGGAGAGCGAAGACATGGACATGGAAGCAAAAGCGCAGGCGCTACGCGAAGCCGTTGAAGGCGGCGCCAGCAACAGCGATTTGGTGCAGATGCTTGGCGAGATACAGGCCGCCGAGCGCGAGCGGTGCGCGCAATACCTGCGCGGTGCCGCCGAGCGATTGGCACCAGACGGCAGGCGCATAAACCAGATCGACCGCCACACCGCGCATGTGCTGGCGACCAAGGGCGACGAACTGGCGCACGGCCGCCATTTGCGGGCCTAACGTGTTCTAGGCTGCATCTGGAGATTTCAACGCATGCAACGCCGCAAAAGCCTACGCCACCAGCGAGCTGCCCACGCTCGCTGGCGTGCCGCCCAGCAGCGCGCCGAAGACGAGCGCGCGCAGGGCATCCCTGACCGCGTCGACACCGACATGCGGCAGCCCTGCACCATCGATCTGCGCGGCGCTGGCGGCCCGCTGCTGACGCTGGAGCCGCGCCTCGGGTACATCGCCTGGCGCCAGCGCGACGAAGCCGGCCAGGTGCAAGACTGCGCCGCCATCAAGACACTGCTGCACCGGCTGGCCGACACGCTGCCGCGCACGCTGAGCCCATCGCACTGGATCTGATGCCCAGCACCTGGTCGCTCGACGAAGCCGCCGCGGCGCTGAAGACCAGCGCCGAGACGCTTTCTGACTGCATTCACAATCGCGGCCTGCCAGCGGCGCGCATCGGGCGGGCCTACGTGCTGGTGGACGAAGACGTAATTGCCTGGGTTCGCACCCAGTACGGCAGGTTTCAGGGGGACGCATGCGGCTCTATCAGCGCGGCCAACGAGGCACGTGGTGGGTTGACCTCGGCGAGATCGCAGGCCAGCGCGCTCGACGCAGCACTGGCACCAGCGACCGCACCGCGGCGGCGGAATACGCCGCCACCCTTGCGCGCGATCTCTGGCGGGCCCGGCGGCTCGGCGAAGCCCCCGCGGTAACCTGGGACCAGGCCGTCGTGGCCTGGCTCGAGGAACACCAGCACCGCCGCAGCATCGAAGAGATCAAGCGCGTCCTGCGCTGGCTTAGCGCCCACCTGCGCGGCCGCATGCTGGCCGAGATCACCGATCCCGTCATCCGCCAGCTCAGCAAGGCCCGCAAGGCCGAGGCCGTCAACCGCCGCGAGATCGCGCGCGCCGTCGCCGCCGGCCGCACCCCGCCGCAGCCCAAGCCCACCAGCGGCGCCACCGTCAACCGGCACATGGCCCAGCTCAGCGCCGTGCTGCACTACGCCCACAAGCGTGGCTGGCTCGACGCCGTGCCGCCCATCACCAAGGCCGCCGAGCCGGCCAAGCGCGTGGCCTGGATCACCCACGACCAGGCGGCCGAGCTGCTGGCCGAGCTGCCGCCGCACCTGCGCGCCATGGCGGCATTCGCGCTGGCCACCGGGCTGCGCGAAACCAACATCCGCCTGCTCACGTGGCAGCAGGTCGACCTGCCGCGCGCGGTGGCTTGGTTTGAGGGCGACGAGATGAAGGCCGGCAAGGCGCACAGCGTGCCGCTCAATGCCGAGGCCCTGCAGGTGCTGGCCCTGCAGCACGGCCAGCACAAGCGCTGGGTCTTCCCGGTGCCGCGCTGGGAACCGGCCGAGAAGCCCGAAGACAAGCCGCGCCAGGTGGCCGACACGCCCACCGGCAAGATCAGCAGCGCCGCCTGGCGCAAGGCCTGCACCCGCGCCGGCCTGCCGTGGCTGCGATTCCACGACCTGCGCCACACCTGGGCCAGCTGGCACGTGCAGTCAGGCACCCCGCTGGCGGTGCTGCAGGAGCTGGGCGGCTGGGCCAGCCTGGCCATGGTGCAGCGCTACGCCCACCTGGGCCGCAGCCACGTGGCCCAATGGGCAGGCAACCTGGCCGGCGGTGGCACAACTCTGGCACAACCTGCGCCGCCGGCACCAACGAAAACGGCCTCCGAAGAGGCCGCTTACGAGGGGGAACCGATGGGGTGGCTGATGGGACTCGAACCCACGACGACCAGAATCACAAGACGTTCCCGGGCTGCCGACGTGTTGCAGATCAAGGACTTGCAGCGCCGCCGCAAGCCGAAAGCGGCCTGACCTCGGCACAACTTTGGCACAGGCCGGGACACCCGGGCGCAGCTACGGCACAGCCGCCAGCGCCGCCGCCCTGCACTGCCAGTACAGCGCCACCACCTCGAGCAGCTTGCGCGTGGTGTCGCCGAAGCTGTCGCCCGCCAGCGGGGTGAGTTCAGGGCACGCCGCTACCACCAGCGGCGCTGCCTGCGCCGGCTGGGCCGAGCGCGGCATTGATGCGCTGCAGCTGCTCAGCAGAATGGCGGCAGTCACGGTACACAGTGCGCACTTCGATCTCACGCTCGACCTCCTGGCGGATGGTGGTGTGCCGCACCTGCATGCGGGCGATGGCCTCGGCGGCCGCCGTCGCGCTGGCCTGCCCGGCCTGCTGCACCAGGCGCTCGGCGCGGGCCTCTTCGGCTTCGCAGCCGGCCCGGCCGTCTTGCCGGCCTTGCCAGTAGGCGCCGCCCGCCACCACAGCGGCCAGCAGCAGCGACCAGGGCAGCGTCATGGGTAGAACACGCGCCGCCCACTGCGCGGCGGCCGCAGCTGCACGTGCGCCCAGCCCTTTGTGGACGCCGGGTGCTCCAGCCACAAGGCCAGATCCCGCAGCACGGTGTCGGCGTTGGCCAGCAGCCACTCGTCGAGGTCGCCATCGGCGTCGTACAGGTCGATGGCCAGGCACTGCATGTGCAGGCTGCGCGGCGCGGCGCCGGGCGTGGCGCCGTTGATCTCAGGCGGCCGCCAGCCGCTGCTGACGATGCTGCCCGTTCGCGGGTTGCTCTCCAGGCTCACGCCGGCCGTCTTGGCCAGCACCAGCAGGGCGTTGGCCGTTTCGACGGTGCGCGCCGCGTTGGCCCGCAGATCGCTGCCCAGCAGGTGGCCGTGCGCTCTGTCGCGGCCCATGTAGTAGTCGGCCAAGGTGATCATGATTTCTCTGCCTCCTGCAGATCGCCGTGCGCCGAGTCCACGCGCGTACCCGCCGGCGCGGCGTAGCGCCACCGCCAGGCGCCGGCCAGCAGGTACACGGCAACGCCAAGCGCCAGGGCGAACTTGCCCGCCTCACCCGGTAGGAACAGGCCGCCGGCCAGCCCCAGGCCTATGACGAGGTGTGAGCCGAAGACGGCCGGGTCTGTGACGCCGCGCTGCATCTGATTGACGCGGCACAGCACGCTCCACAGGCCCGCCATCAGCAGCATGGCCGTGCACACGGTGATGGTCATGGTGAATCGCCCTCATTGCGCCGGGGTTCCGCGCGGCGTCGCAGGCTCCACACCCATCGCGCCACGTCTACCCAGCTATGCCCGATCGCCGGCAGCAAAAACGCCACCGGCAGCAGCAGCCCCGTGGGCTGCACGACTGCAGCCGCCGGGACCATGGAACTCAGCACGCCGGTCAGCACCTGCGCCGTGGGCACGGTGATGCCCAGGGTGGCCACCAGCGAGGCCACCACGAAGGTGACGAGGTGCCCGCGCGACACCGGCGGCATGCGCCACACACCCACCATCACGCCGCCGAACCAGCCCAGCATGATGGCGCCGTAGGCACCGACGGCCAGCGCGAAGTCGGGCCCCAGGGCGGCCGTGGCCAGCAGCACGGCCAACGACACGATGCCGGGCACTTGTTCATCGGGCGCCATGGCCACCTCCATTTGGTTGTTTGAGCCGCTGCGACATCGCCGCGGCCAGCAGCAGCAGCAGCCACAGGCCGATGGCGCCCAGCGGCACGTCGAAGCGGGCGCTGCACTGCTCCTGCCCCGGCAGCACCGGCCATGGCGCGGCCAGCCACAGCATCGAGCAGCCGACGGTGAGCGCCTGCCACACTGCCACCAGCGCGGCGCAGGCCCACACCCAGCCGCTGCGGTAGGCGTTGCAGACCATGCCCAGCAGCACCAGCACCACCATGGCCTGGCTGATGTTCCAGACGTCGACCTGCGCGTCGATGGCGGCCTGTTTCCAGGCGTACTGGGCCACGCCACCCACCAACAGCAGGCCGGCAGCCTCTGGCAGGTAGCGGCGTGCCGGCGTCATCGCGGCGTACCCGGGCGCGGGCCGCCGCCGCTGAGCGGGCGCAGCAGCGTGTCGAGCCAGGGCTCACCGGGCACGCGCATGCGCAAGGCGGCGAACAGGATGCCGGCCACAGCGCCGGACAGGAAAAGCAGGGTTTCGATCATGGGAGGGCTCCAGGGTTAGCGTTTGATCAGGGTGACGTACAGGTCGGGCGCCTTATGGATGACCGGCTCGTAGAAGACAAAGACGCTAGGCTCGTCGCCTTTCCAGTAGCCGCCGATGCGGTATGTGGTGCCAGCGACAACATTGAAGCGAGCCGCGAGCGTGTATGCCGCCCGCGTGCGGGTCATTGACGAGGTGGCTTGCACCTTGTTCAGGTCCGTAAGGTCGGCCGCCGGGAAGAGGTATTCGCCGTCACCTAGACTTGTCAGCGCCGAGGTCGGCTGGCAGGCAATGCCGACTGTCCCGATGCCCCAGTCGCCGGCACTCGCACTTGTCAAAGAGCCGTCCAACTTCATGGTGACTTCAGCCACCGAGTTCACCGACGGCGTGAACTCAACCCCATCCATCAGCACTGGGCCGCCGCGGTCTCCTTTGGGGTAGGAGCTGGCGCTGGTCGGCACAGTGAGAATTTCTGTCGCCGCCGCAGCAGCAAGCCCACCCGTCCCCACCGGCACCTGCACCCACGCCGAGCCGCTCCAGCGGTTGATGCGGTTGCCGTTGGCCGTGTCGATCCACAGATCCCCCACCGCCTCAGCCGTGGGCGCGCTGGTGCCCACGAAGGTGCGCACCTTGCCGTCGGCCGTGGCCTGCGCGGTGGCGGCGCTGCTGATGGCCGTGCCGATGCGCGTGTCGGCGGCCACCACCCAGCTGCCGCTGGTGTAGCGGTACTGGCGCAGCCCGTCGTCGGTGTCGAACCAGATATCCCCCTCGCTGGCCGAGCCGGGCGCGGTGGTCTGCCAGAAGCTGTCGATCTTGCCGTCGGCGGTGGCCTGCGCGGCCGCGGCGCTGGCCAGGGCGGCGGCGATGCCGGCATCGCGCACGTCCACCCACGCCCCACCCTCGCGCACATACCGGCGGTTGCCGTCGTCGGTGTCGACCCACTCGTCGCCGTTCTGCACGCTGCTGCCGCTGGGCGCGCTGGCCTGGCGCCAGATGATGGGCGCACGCCGCCCGCTCACCAGGTGCGTGATCTGCCGCCACGGGCTGCGCATGCCCAGCGTGTTGACGGCGCGCGCGCGGATGGCGACCAGGCGGCCGATGCGTTGGCCGAAGACATCCGCCGCCACCGCCCGGCCGGCCAGCGGGGCGATGGTGGGCCAGTCGCCGGTGGGCAGGCCGCCGTACACCTCGGCCACCTGCACCTCGATGCCGCCGCTCTGGCGCACGGCCTCGCTGGCCACGGCGTCCCACGTGACGCGGATGCGGGCCATGCTGCTGCCGTCGACCTGCGCCACGCCGCCGCTGGTGGCGGCCAGGCCGGTGATGGCCGGCGGCGCCGTGGGCCGCGGCAGGCCGGTGTTGGGCGACGTGTTGAGCAGGTCGAAGACGGCGTCGGGCGTGTAGATGGCCGCGGCGGTTTCGCGCAGGGTGAGCAGCACGCCGCCGGTGAGGCTGAAGCGCCAGCCCATCACCTCGAAGAGCTTCCCGGCCCAGCCGAAGCGCGGCAGGGTGACGCTGACCACGTCGAAGAGCTCGAGGCTGTACGCCCGCAGGTTGCACGGCAGCGTCAGCGTGAGGCCCTCGCGCGCCTCGCGCAGCAGCACGCCGCACACGTGCTGCGCATGCACCGCGCGGGTGACGCCGCCCAGCTGCAGCTCGGTGGGCAGATCGCGGCCGTCGGCGGCCACGTAGCTGTCGGCGCGCACCTCGGGGCCGGGGGTCTGCACCCAGCCCTGGGCCGCGTCGGCGTAGGTGGGGCGCATGATGTTCACGGCGTCGGCCGTGGTGGCGCCGGGCGTCACCTGGATGGCCTCGGCGCTGGTGACCCAGTCTTCGGTGATGCTGGCCACCGGCGCGCGGTACACGCCCGCGCGCACGCTCAGCCGGCCGCCGGCCCAGCCCCATTGGCCGGCCATGGCCTCGCAGATTTCGCTCAGCGCTTCGTCGGGGTTGCTGTCGAGCGGGATGACGATGCCGGCCTGGTACAGCGGCAGCACCACCGGGCCGCCGCTGGGCAGCGCAAAGGTGGTCGACACGTCGCACGCATTGGCCGCTGCCGCGAAGGCGGGCTCGTTGATCTCGGCCGTGACGCAGCCGCCGCCGTAGGCGTAGAGCGCCCAGTCGCGGGCGATGAGCGCGGGGTTCTCCGTCCAGGCGGTGGTGCTGGTGCGCGGGTCGAACACGCGCGCGCCGCGCATGACGGCGGTGATGCTGGGCACGCCGCCCGGGAAGGCGTCTTGATCGAACTGCAGGGTTACCAGCAGGCAGGCGATGCCCTCGAAGCGGTCAGACGTCTGCACGGCCGCGCCCACCAGGGGCTGCAAGTCCGGGTAGAGGTTTTGGCCCGGGGCGCCGGTGAAGGCGCGCACGCGGGCCTTGCTGCTGGTCGTCTCGAGCTCGAACGACACGCGCCAGTCGCCGTCGATCGGCGCGCCGCTCACGCTGAAGGTGGTGCCGGCCAGCGAGCCGGCCAGGGTGATGTCGGTGGCCGAGTCGGTGCCCGGGTTGGTGGTGAACACTGCCACCGGCGTGGTGCCCGCCACTGGCACGCCGGGCAGCACCACGCTGCCCGAGCCGCCCGACACCGGCATCGTCACGGTGAGCGATTCGCGCGTGGTGATGGAGTACGGAGCGCTGGTGACGTTGCCCGAGCCGTCGAGCGTGACGGGCTTGTCGTCGAACCAGATTTCCTCGATGGCGTCGACCTGGTGGCCGGCCACCGCCACCACCAGCGTGTAGAACTCGCTGTTGGTGCCGTGGGTCTGCTTGAAGAGCACGCCGTCGACGTTGCGCACGCGGCCATAGACGCGGCTGCGCGCGGCCTGGGCGGTGGCGGTCATCACCAGGCGGTCGGACACGCTGGCATTGAACGCATCGCGCGCGGCGCGCTGCTGCTTGCGGCGCTGGTGGTTGCCGTAGCCGATGCTGGCCACCGCAAACGCCGTGTAAGTGAGCGTGGTGATCTGCGCCGCCGTCAGCACGCTGGTAGCCGTCAGCGTGTTGGTAGCGATCCAGGCTGCGACGGTTTCAGGCACTGGGCATCTCCATCGGCTGCGCCGTGCAGCGCCAGGCGCGCACCACGGCATCGGCCGGCACGGCCACCACGCCCAGCGGCGCCGCCGCGTGCCAGGCGGCACCACCCCACACGGCCAGCGCGGGGCGCTCGGGGTCGTGCTGGCTCAAGCCCACGTCACCCGGCTGGGCCAGCGCCACGGGCACCACGCGGCCGGCGCGGCGGATGGCCACGCCCGCCACGCCACCGAAGCGGGCCAGCACGCGCGCGGCCTCGGCGGCGGTGCTGTACGTGCCGCGCAGGTCGGCAGCGGGGTCGTGGCCCGTCACGGCCAGCACGGCGTCGGCGGCAAAGAGGCAGCAGTCGTGCACGCCCCACTCGAAGGGCTGCGCCTCGCGCGCGGCGAACAGGGCGGCCAGCCGCTCGGGCCAGTCGCGCAGGCGCTGGGTGGGCAGGTGCGGGCTCATTGGCGGAAGTAGGCCGCGGCGGGCCAGCGGTCCTGCACCTGGGCCTGGCTGAGCACGTAGCGCAGGCTGGTGTCGCCGGGGTGCAGGCGCTGCTGGTCGCCGTCGGTGTAGCGCAGCGGCTTGGGGCGGCGGAAGGTGTCGCCGCGGTGCACGGCCACCACGCCGATAGTGCAGTCTTCAGCGCCGTGGCTGATGGGCATGCTGTCGAGCGTGCCGGTGAAGATGGTCGGCGCGTCGAGCACGGCGTGGGTGGTGGGGTCGAGCACCACCAGGCGCAGCACGCAGCCGGTGCCGCGCACCTGCTCGCTCAGCGCCAGGGCGATGCTGTCGAGCGGCACGCCGCTGAGGGTGAAGCGCAGGCCCTGGGTGCTCTGCACTTCGTCGGTGACGGCCTCCACCGCGCCGAGCGTGCCGGTGCCGAAGTAGAGATTGCCCGCCCACGAGATGGCCACGCTGCCGGTGCACAGGCGCACCGGCGGGTCGAAGGCCAGATCGAGCAGCAGCGCCATGGGCACCACCGGCCCGGCCAGCACCGCCTGCGCGGGCGCGGCCACGCTGCGCATTACCAGACCTCCACGAGGTCGAGCGCGGTGCTCTCGATGACGCCCGGGCGGCGCACGGGGCCGGCCTGCATGGCGGGCAGCACCATCTCGCAGCTGGGGCGATACCAGGTGACGGGGCTGTTGATGGCGATGGTGCCGCGCACGCGGTTGATGAGCGGAATGTCGCCGGTGCCGTCGTCGAGCAGCGTGTAGTCGCTGGCTACTTGGAAGAGCTGGCCGCCGCAGCCGATGAAGTCGCCCGCGCGCAGGGTAGGCGAACCGGCGAACGCCGTGGCAGCCGGCGCCTGCTCAAACTGCACATTGTCCGCGCCAAACGAGGATGCAGCGGGCCCACTTGAGCGCGCGCTGCAAAACAGAAAGATGCCAGCCTTGACAGCCAGCGGCGGCGCAACGGCTGACACAACGAGCCGCTGAAAACTCCCGCCCTCACCAGCCACGCTAGTGGTGTTGCCGGTTATCTGCGCGCCGCCAGCGTCGTACCACAAGACCTGCGCACTAAGCGTGACGAATGGCCCGATCATGCTGGCCGCCAGCGTGTAAGGCGCGCCGGCTTGCACGGGGATGTCGAGCTTGTAGATGCCGATGCGGTCAGAGTCGGAAGCTCCGAGCGCGGTGCAAAAAACGCTCTGCGAGCGCGGGCTGAGCACGCCAGAAAAGTCGGACACTGCCACCACGCCGGTGGCACCTGCCGAGAACACCGTCCAACCTACCGCCAGGTCAACAATGTCGATTTCCATGCCGCCGCCGTTGATGAGGTTGGGCGCGGAGACGGCGCCCTGCACTCTGAGCAACGTGTCGCCGCGAGCGCCGGCAGTGCGCACGGTGACGTTGCCGCGCAGGCTGCCGCGCGGCACGCCGCCGGTGTGGAACGGCCACACGCGCACGCGCTCGACGCCGCCGGCCAGGGTGTTGGCGAAGACGCCGACACCCCGCGGGTCGTGCTGAAACTGCGGCGCCAGGCTGCAGCTGAGCACCCAGCGCTCGCCGATGAAGTCCACAGCCTGCAGCGTGCCGTTGAACGGGCTGGCGAACTGCGCGCCCGACTTGCGCAGCGACAGCTCGGCCGCCTGGGGGATGAGGCCTGCCGGCCAGTCGATGGTGGCCATGGCTACAGCACCCGGGCGGCGCGCAGCCGCTGCATGATGGTGGATTCGACGTGCTGCATGCCCAGCTGCACGGCGTTGGTGACTTCGCCGCGGGTGACGCCGGCCGCCACGTTGACGGTGACGGCCATGCCGCCCAGCGCGTGGTTGGGCACCACGGTGCCGGCTGACGCCGGCATCACGATCTCGGGGCCGCGCTCGCCCACCAGGTAGGCGCGGCCGGCCATCACTGGCCCACCGTTGGCACGGGCGCCCCCGAACACGCTGGAGCCGATGAGGCCGGCCAACCCGCCGAACTCGCCCGTTTTGCCGTAGTTGCCGAAGAGCGCCTCGCCCAGCTTGGCGGCCAGCGCCTGGGCCACCATGCGCTGCAGCAGGTCTTGCCAGATCTGGCCGATGTCGTCGGCGTTGCCCTTGATGACCTGCAGCACGCTGTCGCCGAGCGCGTCCTGAATGTTGCGGGCGGCCTGGCTGGCGAACTCGCTCACCTGACGCAGCGGCTCGGCCAGCGCCTCCAGGCGCGGCAGCTGGATGGAGTTGACCTCCTTCGTGAGCCGCTGCAGCCCCTCGACGGCCGCGCGGCCGTAGGTGCCCCAGGTGATGGCACCGGCCGCAACCAGCACGTCGGCCCGGGCCACCTGTTCAGCCAGGCGCTCCTGCTCGGTCTGCAGGCTGCGCGTGACGGCCAGGCCCTCCTGCTGCAGCGCCTCGAAGGCGCGCGCCGATGATTGCTGCGCGCGGATGCTGTCCAGCGCCGAGGCTAGGCCCAGCACCTGGGCCTTGGTGCTGGCGTCGAGCACGCCGAGCAGGCCGCGGTTGATGGCAATGCGGGTCTGCTCTTCGGCGCTCACCTGCTGCGTGGCCAGCAGCTGCTCGCGCAGGCCTTGCGTGTACTGGTCGAGCGCGCTGGTCTGCTTGCGGATGTTGTCGGCGCCCGGTTCGTTGGCCTCGCCGACGCTCGGCAGCGCGCTGCTGCCACGGCCGCGGCGCGCCAGCTCGCGCGGGTCGCTTTGGCCCAGGTCGGGCAGCGTGGCCCGGGCCAAGCGGCGGTACACCTCGTCGAGCTTGCCGATCTTGGAGATTTCGGCATCGAGCCCGGCCAGCAGGTTGCGCCGGGCCAGCGGGTTGCGCTCGGTGGCCACCACGGCGCGCTGGCGGTTGAGCTCGGCCAGCTTGGCGGTGTAGAAGGCCACGCCGTCGCCTGCATTGGCGAAGCGCCGGCCCTCGGACACCAGCGCGCCGATGCCGGCCGCGGTGCTGCCGAACACGTCGCCCGCCAGCTTGAGGCGCTGCACGTCGTTGGCCAGGCTTTCCACCACCGGGCCACCCAGGCGCTGCTGCAGCACCGTCCAGTTGCTCGACAGGCGCGACACGGCCTTGCTGAGCTGGTCGAAGGCCTCGGCCTGCCGATCGGTGACGCTGGCCACCAGCTGCCCGTCTTCGACCAGCTCTTTGAGCAGCGGCGCCACCTGCGCGATGCTGCGGCCGAAGAGCTCCTGAGCCAGGCGGGCCTTGTTGCCGTCGTCGGCGAAGTTGGCCAGCGCCTTGGCCACCGACTGCAGCGCGTCGACGGGGTCTTGATCGCGCAGCTGCTGCACGCTGAGGCCCAGCCGCTCGAGCGCCTGCGACACCGGGCTGTTGGGCTTGGCCGAGTTGAGCGCGGCATTGAAGCGCACGAGCGCGCCGCTCACCGTCTCGAAGCTCAGGCCCGCACGGCCGGCCAGGTTGGTGATGCCGCTCAGGCGCTCGATGGTGCTGCCGGTGGCGTCTTGCAGGTCTTTCAGCCGGGTGACGGATTCGGTGGCGCCCTGGATGAAGGCACCGAAGGCCGCCGCACTGCCCAGCAGGCCCAGCACGCCGGCGCTGATGCCGGCGAAGCGCGCCGACACGCTGCTGGCCTGGGTGCCGAGCGTGTCGAGCTTGGCGCGCACGCTCTGGAAGGCGCCGCCGGTTTCGTCGGTGGCGGCGATGGCGATGCGGGCGCGGCTCATGTGTCAGCCCCCATGCCGGGCAGCAAGGCCACGAAGGCGCCCGCAGAGTCGACGGCCTGCACCGGCGGCGCATCGCACCACGGATCGGGCGGCATGAAGTCGGCCACCGACCAGGGGCGCGAGTCTTGCCGCCGCAGCGCACCGTTGGCGGCTGCCGCCTGCAGCTCGGCGTGGCGCAGCGCGTCCCAGCGCGGCCCAATGCGCTGCGCATCGAGCCAGGCTTGCCACTCGTGGAACTCTTGCAGGCTGATGTTGCATTCGAGCCATGAGACGGTGCATTTGAGGTGACTGGCCAGCTCGTAGAGCGCGCGGCGCTGCGGGCTGGCCTTCAGCCGTTTTTTGGGTCGCCCAGGCCGTTGAGCCGCTCCACCACCTGCCACAGCTCGCCCACGCGCTGGCCGTGGCGCACCGCAAAGGCGGCCCACTCGGCAGGGCTGTAGACCGGCTCGAGGTCAACGGCCAGCACGCACAGGTGCAACGCCACGGGCAGCAGCTCGGCCGCCGCGCGCTCGGCGGCGTCGGCCTCGCTCTCGCCGTCTTGCGGCTGCACGAAGCGCCGGCGGGCGGCCTCGAAGCGCATGGCGCGTGGCATGTCCATGCCACGCACCAGCACCGTGCCGCCGATCTCGGGCACGTCGACGGGCTCTTCGGGCAGCTTTACGGGCGCGATGGCCTCGCGGCTGATGAGCATGCGCGGCCGCCCGTCAGGTGCCGTAGACCGTGGGGTCGGAGAAGAAGCTCACGCTGATCTCGCCGCGCAGCGTGCTGTCTTCCACCGTGGGCACCGCGCGCAGGCTCCAGTAGGCGTTGGAGACCAGGCGCGAGTTGTTCGGGAAGATCATGCGCAGGGCCACGGGCGTGGCGGCATCGCTGGCGGCCAGCACAGTGGCCCACCACGACAGGGCCGGGTCGTAGAACACCGGCAGCGTCACCTGCACCGGGGTGCGGGTGGTGGGGATCTGCTTCTGCACCGTGTCGGTGAGCGTGGTGATGTCGGCGAACTGCGGATCGCCGCCGCTGACACTGAGGCCGCTGGTGATCTGCGAGATCGTCGTCCACGCGGTGATGCGGCGGATGGTGCCCGTGCCCGTGCCGGTGGGGTAGCGCGACGTGCTCGTGCTGTTGATGCCCTCGAAGGTGATGTTGTCACCCGTGACCACGCTGGCGCGCACGATGCGGCCGTTGAGTCGGTCCCAGCCGGAGTTGACCTCGAGGAAGTCGCCCACGATGACGCCGTGGCCAGAGGCCAGGGTGGCGACCGCGCTGGCGGCGTTGGTGACGGCCGTCATGTTGACGGCCACGCCGTAGGTGGACGCAATGGCCACCTGGGTGCCGGTTGCAAGAGTGATGGCCATGGTGTGGCGCTCCTTTTCAGCTCAAGATGACGCCCGGCGCAGCCGGGGCGACGAAGTAGACGCACTGCAGCTGCAGCGTGATTCGGGTGACCGCGGCTTCGCCCTCGGTGGCGGCTTCGCGGTTGATGCCGGCGAGCTGCAGGCCGTGCGGCAGCGGCTCGGCAAAGAGCAGCGCCAGGCCGGCCTCGGCCAGCGTGTGCATGGCGTCGTCGGCGTCGGCCACGGCGCGCAGGGTGTACTGGGCATCGACCGCCAGCGTGTGGCGGTTGATCTGCTCGCCGATGGTGCTGATCTCGACCTGCTCGTCGGCCGCGAACAGGCGCACCGCGGGCAGCTCAGCCTCAGCCCAGGGCCACAGGCGGCTGGTGCGCACGCCGCCGGCGCCCAGGGCCTGCGGCGCCAGGCGCGCGGCCAGAGCGTCGACCACTTGAGCAGCTGCCAGCGCCATGGCTCAGGCCCGGGCCAGCACCAGGCGCAGCAAGACGCCGTCCGGCGGCTCTTGCACCACTTGGCGCACGGTGTAGGTTTCGGAGCCCGCGACCAGCAGCTGCTGGCCCGGGGCCGGGCCCACCGCGGTGGTGGGCTCGAGCAGGAAGGTGGGCCGCTGCGTGAGGGTGTCGAACTCGTCGACGCTCTCCAGATCGAGAATGCCCCGCACCGCAACGCCCGCCAGCACCGCAGTGCTGGCGAATGCGTCGAAGTAGGCGCTGAGGTTCTCGCCCTGCATGGCCGCTGCCTGCTGCGCCTGCTGTCGATCAGGTGGTGAGCGCGTCGACCATGGCCGAGAAGCTCTCGGCACGGCGCACGGCGATGTCCACGTCTTGCAGCGTGACCACACGCACGGTGCCGGCGGTGCTGCCGGTGTAGGGGTCGACCATCAGGTCGAGGCCGCCCCACATGCCGATGATCAGGTCGGCGAAGTTGCCGAAGATGATGGCCGAGCACACAGCGCCCGAGCTGCCCTTCACCAGGTTGCTGGGCACCGCGTTGGTGACTTCGGCGCGGTAGCCGTTCAGCGGCGTGTTGCCGGCTTCCCACAGGAACTGCGCCGTGGACGAAGCCTTCTCCACCGTCTTGAGGCGGCCACGCACGCGGGCGTTGGTGAGGTAGCCCAGCGTGCCGATGTCGGCGTTGTCTTGCGCGACCTCGGTCTCCAGCGCCACGCTGTTGGCGAACGACGGAACCGCGCCGTTCGTGCCACCTGCCACGGAGCCGATGCCCACGACGTTGAGGATGCCGCGCGGCTCAGCGCCCGAGCCCGAGCCGTTGATGCCGGCACGCTGCAGCTCGAGCGCCAGCACCGTGGCCAGGTCGCCACGCACGAAGGCCTCGACGTCCAGGCTCGACTGCAGCAGCAGCTTGCGGCTGATGTCGGTGAACGCGCCCATCGTCTTGGGCGACATCGTCACCTGATCGAAGGCCTGCTGGCTTTCGGTCGGGGCGGCGTTTTCTGCCACCCAGAAAGCACCGCCGGCGCCGGTGGCGCGCGGGATGGCGATGTTGCCCGACAGGCCCGTGAGCATCTGCGTGCCCATGCCCATGAGCACCATGCGGTTGCGCAGCAGCTCGATGAAGTCGCCGGCACGCAGATCGGTGGCCACGGTGTGGCCGCCCGCCGTGGAGGTGCCGACCAGCAGGTCGCGGCGCAGCACGTCGGTGGGCACCATGATGCCGCGCGAGGCCTTGCCCGACTTCTCGGCAGCGGTGCGGCCGACTTCGATCTCGAAGGCCGCCGCCTCTTGCGCGCTGCGGTGGCCGGGGTTGGCCAGGGCGTTGAGCGCGCGCACGAAGCTGAAGCGCTGCACTTCCTTCTGCGTGAGGCCGATGTCGGTGTTGGGCTTGGTGGCCTTGGCCAGGTGGGCCATGGCCTGGGCGCGGAACTCGTCGAGCGGGGTGCCCGCACGCACGGCGGCCTGGGCCAGCTTGTCCACGCCCTGGGCGCGGAACTCTTCGCCGATGGCGATGATGGTGTCGACGCGGCCGCGCTCGGCGGTGGCGCCCTGCTGCCGCTCGGCGGCGGCGTCGATGACTGGATCGGACATGGTGGTAACTCCACGGGTGGCGGCCAGCGGTGCGCCGGCCTTGGGTTGGGTAGCGGGGCTGGCAGCACCAGCAGCTGCGGCGTCGGCACTGCGGCCGACACCGACGGTGGGATCGGCCGGCACGCTGACGAGAGAGACCTCGTAGGGCTCCCACGACTTCACGCGGTAGGTGCCGACACCGTCGCGCTCTTCCTCGAGCACGGCGTCGTGGATCACGTAGCCCACCGACACGTTGCGGCGGATGCCGTCGATCACGTCCTGGAAGACCTCATTGGCGCGCGCGCTTCTCCCGAAACGCACCACGGCGCGGGCCACCCGGTCCTTGCCGATCTGCACCTGTTCGATCACCCCGACCTGGTCGCGGCTGTCGTGATCCATCAGCAACGGGCCGCCCTTGGTGAGGCGGTCCATCTTGATGCTGCTGGCCTGGTGGTCGAGCACCTCGATGCCCCAGCCACGCTCATATGGCTCTTCACTGCTGAAGGCCAGCGTGACGGTGCGCGCCTCTTCGTCGACCGCAGCGCGGTCGCCGCCGAGGCTTAGCGCGCGGGTTGCGCGTGTACCGGGTGCGTAGCGGGTTTCGAGGGCTTGACCATCCATGCCTGGCATGCTCGCCAGACACGCGGCCGCCGATAAGGCAAACGGCGGCCGCTGTCAGCCCAGCGCGCGGCAGAGGATCAACGCCTCTTCCTCTTCGCGGTTGATGAACTCGCTGAAGTCAGGCGCAGGCGTGCTCAGCAGCGGCCGCCGGCGGCGCGGCAGGTTGGTGCCGCCGGCCATGGGCGGCGGCGGCGGCGGCGGCACTGCGCGGGGCTGCAGCAGCAGCAGGTAGCTGGTGTGCAGCATGGCCGCCGATCAGGCGAAGAAGATATCCCCGACCACATCACCCGCCGTCACTGCGGTAGCGTCAGCGTCGGCCGAGCCGGTCACGATGGAGCGGCTAATGGCGGTCGTGAACGCGATGCCCAGCGGGAACGAACACACGGCCTTGTCATTCGGCGGAATGCCGATGGTCTGCGCCACCGCCGCGCCGGCTGTAGCTGACGCCACGTTGTGCAGCTTGACATAGCGCCACGATGCCGTCGTGTTGCTCAGGCACCAGCCGTACACCCGGCCCGCGGTTGCCTTGATCTGCGCCACGTTGGTAGAACCCGCCGCGACGATGTGGTGGCCGGTCATCGCGCCGGTTGCGTTGGCACGAACCTGCATGCCCACGTCGCCGACCAAGTTGGTGCCGGCCGCCAGTGAGCCCGTGCCGATGTTGGCCGTAACCGTGCCGGTTACCGTTGTCGTGCCGCCCATGAGCTGCACGGGCGTGGCGTTCGTTGCGGCCGGGTCGGCGCCGCTGATTCGCACCTTGTTGCGCGGCTGGTCTTCCACCGACAGGAAGCCGATGGTGGCCGTGGTCGTGCTGGCCGGCGCCGTGCTGCCGTTCTGGATCACCAGGAACAGGTACAGGCTGACATCCTCGTCGGGGATGTTCGTGATTCGGCTGGCGCGCGGCGTCCACTGGAAGCCTGTGTTGCTGGCCGCCAGCGCGTCGGCGTAGCCCATGGACATGACATCGGTGCCGATCTGCCCGATGTGGCCCGGCGATGCGGTGGTGTTGATCGTCGCCGTGGTGTTGCCGCTGGCCCAGCCGCGGCGCTGCGCGTCGATCAGCGCGTTGGTGGCCGTGGTGCCGGAATACTCGGCGGCCATCCAGTTGAAGCCGTACAGCGTGAGCGTGCCGCTGCCGCTGGCAGGCCACGAAGCCACCGTGAAAGTGACGGTCAGGCCCGACACGCTGGCAATGGCGTAGCGGCCCGGAATGCCCACGCTCGACAGCACCGCCAGGCGCAGGGACTGGCCGACGTTGGCAGCCGTGAATGGGTTGGTCGCCGGGAAGGTGACCGTGACGCTCGTTGCGCTGTTGATCGTGTAGCTCAGACCCTCACCAACGAGGTCCGCCAGCTCGACGCGGAAGGTCTGGTTTGCGATCCGCTGCGAGAGGATGAGCTGATAGCGGGCCAGCATCGCGCCGCGGAAGGTGTCCACCGAGCGGAAGACGGTCTCCGCGTTTGCAGTGGTGCCGGTCGTGACGACGAGGTTTCCGCCCGATCGGCTCACGGCCATGCCGGCGCCGGTCTTCAGCAGCGACAGCTCGGCAGCAGCAGAGCCCTGTAAGCCCGAGCCGACTTCAGCGAAGCCCACGCGCCAGAAGAAGGGGCTCACCTGGGTCACGGGCACCGCGCCATTGCTCTGCGCCGGCTGCTTGCTGTTCATCGACTGCACGGCATCGCGCACAGCGGTAAGCAGCAGGTTGGCCGCCGCCAGCGTGGCATCGTCGGCCGCCTTGAACGGCGCACCCGTGCCCGGGTCGGACGGCAGATAGGCCCCGTGATGCTCGCCGCCGATCAGATGCGTGGCCAGCGGCACCAGCGCATCGTTGGCGTCTTTGGCCGGAATGTTTGACATGGCTTAGACCTCGGTGGTGGTGCTGCTGCTGATGCGGCCAGCGCTGTCGCGCTCGATGCGCGTGGTGCTGGTGCGGGCCGGCATCTCCAGCGCCACGTTGATGGCCGGCGCCGGCATCTGCGCCTCGAGGCTGACGTGCGGCGCGGCCACGTCCACCTGCACGGCGGCGGGCTGCACTTCGTTCACCACCGTTACCGAGGCCGGGGCCACGTTGACCACGGGCGCGGCCACGTTGATCACCGGCGCAGGGGCCGGCGCTTCCACGCGCAGCGCGAGCTCGACTGTCTTGCCTTCGGCCACGTAGCCGCGCGTCATGCGCATGGCGTTCTCCACGTCGGGGTTGCCGGCCACGGCCGGCTGGGCAGCGCGCCGGCGGGCGGCGGGCTGGTCGTCTTCGGGGTCGTCGGCGTCGTCGTCATCGCCCTGCTCGGCGCCGTCGCCTGGCGATGGCCGCGACGGCCGCGGGGTGGACGCCGCGGCGGGCCGCAGGCTGACGCCGAACTCGGCCGCCAGCTGCTGCTCGCGCTGCTTGGTGGCGAGCACGTCTTCGATGTCGACGCCGTTGCGGGCGTTGTAGTCGGTGACGGTGCCCAGGCCGTTGTCGATGGCCATGATGGCGGCCTGCACGTCTTTGAGCGGGTCGACCCAGCCCCAGCGGCGCGGCATCCACAGGTGCTGCTCGAACTTGGAGCGCTTGGCCAGCGGCAGCGCGCTCTCGCCGTTGCGGCTGATCTGGGTGATGGCGCCCGCCGCCAGGGCGTAGCGCAGCCACTGATCGAAGATGGGGTCGACGATCTGCTCGATGAACCAGTCCTGCAGCACCATCCACTCGTCGCGCTCTTCGAGCACGCCGCTGCGGATGCTGGAGAAGTTCACGCCCTCCAGATCGCTGGCCAGGCTGTTGTAGCTGACGCCCAGGCCGCTGGAGATGCCGCGCAGCGTGGCCTTGCTGAAGGCGTCGAACTGGTCGTGCGGGTAGGCGGGGTCGAAGGTCTCGAAGCCCACACCCGGCGGCAGCACGCCGAACTGGCCCGGCTCGGCGTTGGTGTAGGGCACGCCGTCGCTGGTTTTGCCGTCTTGCGGGATCTGGTCGGGCTCGGGGGTGGTGAAGAACCCCATCTTGCTGGCACCGATGCGGGCGGCGATGACGGCGGCCTCGCGGTAGCCGCCCAGGTCATTGAGGCGGCGCATGGCGGCGTGGGCCCAGGGCACGCCGCGGGTCTGCTCGGGCTCGAGCGGCAGGAAGACGTGCACGATCTGGTCGGCGGGCACGCGCTCGCGGTCGAGCGGGCCGGCCTGCACGCCGGTGGTGCCGGGCAGTTTGCGCAGCAGGTGGTAGGCCAGCGGGCGGTGGTCGGCGTCGACCTCGATGCCCATGATGATGGCGTTGCGGCCGGCGCCCACGTCGACGTTGTACCGGGTGTCGATGCGCTCGACGTCGAGCACCTGGATCTGCAGGCCGTAGGTGCCGCGGCCCGGGCGCAGGCGGATGAGCGCTTCCCCGTCGCGCGGCAGATCGGTGGCCACGGCGCGCATCAGGCTCCAGAAGCCCTGGCGGCCGGCCACGTCGCAGTTGCTCGGCTTGCACCAGCGACCGAAGTGCAGCTCCACGGCGGCGGCGGCCAGGCGGTCGAGCTGCTGGCCGTCCATCGGGCGGCTCTGCAGCACCATGTGCTGGCCGATGACGTTGTTGCGCACCATGCGCAAGAACTTCGCCATGTACTCGTTGTTTTTGGCCAGGTCGCGGCTGCGGCGGCGCAGGCGGTCCAGATCGCTCTTGAGCTCGTGGTCGATGCTGGCCTGGGTGGCGAGCCAGCTCTCCGTCAGGCGGTTGACGGCGGCGGCCTCGAACTTGCGCCGGTAGCCGGGCGCGGCCGCGGCGGGCTTGGCCTTGAAGATGCCGCGAAGGGTGCCGAAGAAGTTGGCCATGGTCAGAGCCTCACGACAAGCGAGCCAGCGCTGGGCAGGCCGCGGGCTGCCGCCTGCTGGTTGCGCACTTCCCAGCGGTAGCGGTCACGCACGGCCAGCAGCTCGGCCATGGGGATGAACTTCAGAGCGCGCTGCCCGATCTGCAGCTCGGACTGCGCGGCGGTGGCGCGGCCTTCGATGACGGCCTCGACCGCATCGAGCACGCGCTCGGCGTGGGTGCGGCTGTCAGCGCCGACGGCAGAGGTGGCGGGGTCGGCCTGCACGAGCAGCTGGCCGGATGCCAGGGTGTAGCGCTCGCCGGCCCTTTCGACCCAGCTGGCCCAGCCGTAGCGGCCGGCAGCCCAGGTGGCGGTGACGGTGGCGGCCACCTGCACTTTGTAGACGTCGCCCTCGGCGGTGGCGGTGGCGGTGTGCGGCACGCCGCTGCCCACGCCGGTGGCGCGGGGCGTGAAGCGCGCGCGCAGCACCCAGCCCGCGCTGGGCGGGTAGTCGGGCGCCGTGGCCGAGTAGTTGAGCGTGTCGCCCGCGATCAGGGTGTCTTGCATGGCTGGGCTCTCAGAGACTGGTGTCGCCCAAGATGGGCGGGTTGGCGCGCAGCTGCTGCACCTGCTGTTCGGGCCCCTGCAGCAGCACCATCACGGCGCCGGGCGCGCTGAAGGGCAAGCCGCCGCCCACGGTGACGATGACGGGGAAGGCGCCGACATACACGCCGTCTTCCTCGAGCGCCACCGCGGCGGCGTAGACCCCATCGGCCAGGCCGACAAACGAGCCGCTGCTGGTGTCGTCGAGCGGCAGGCCGCTGGGGAAGGTGTGCGCCTCGATCCAGTAGGCGTACTCGCGCGAGTTGCTGGCCGGGAAGCGCAGGCTTGGGTACATCCAGGCAGGCCCGCCGGAGCCAGCGCCGGGGATGGTGGAGCCCAGCACGCCGGTGGTGCACAGGCCCAGCCGCCGCTCGCCGCCGGGGTACTGCTGGTTTAGGTTGCGCAGCATGCTCAAGCCAACGTCAGGAACTGCGCGAAGATGCGGTCGTTGCTGACCACCGGGCCCGGGCGCGTGCCGATGATCACCAGGCCGGCACCGGCCACGCTGTGGCTGATGAGGGCACGGCCGGCGGCGTCGGTGGTGACGCTGCTGTTGACCGGGCCGGCGATGGCGCCGGGGCGGCCGGCCGGGCACCAGGTGAAGTACACCAGGGTGTTGGCCTTTGGGATGCCTGACTCGGCGATGATGTCGGTGAGGGCGGTGAAGGTGCCGGGAGGGGGCGGCGGCGGCGGGCTGCCTGCGTTGACCGTCAGCGTGGCATTGCTCGAGGTCGCAGCCGGCGCCGTGTCGCCCGTGACGACGACGCTGTACACGTCGCCGTTGTTGGCGCTGCCGCCCGACACCGTGGTGGCCGGGGTGGTGTAGCTGCTCGACGTGGCGCCGCCGATGTTGGTGCCGTTGCGGCGCCACTGGTAGGTGAGGCCCGAGCCGGTGGCGGTGACGCTGAACGTGGCCGTGGCGCCGGCCGTGACCGTCTGGTTCGACGGCTGCACGGTGATCGTGGGGGCGGTGCCTGGCGCGCTGGGCGTGACGCTGTTGGACGCCGCGCTCTCGGACCCGTAGCCGTTCGCGTTCTGCGCCGCCAGCGTGAAGGTGTAGGCCGTGCCGTTGGCCAGGCCGGTGTGCGTGATGGGCAGCGATGCGCCGGTGACCTGGCTGCCGCCTGGCGTGGCCGTGCTCCGGTAGCCCGTGATGGCCGAGCCGCCCGTGCTGCCGGGCGCGGTGCCGTTGACCGTGGCCTGCGCGTTGCCAGCCACAGCGGTGCCGATGGTCGGGGCGCCGGGGACAGTGCTTGGCGTGAAGCTGGCCGTGCTGACGACGTTGGACGGGCCGGTCTGCGCGAAGTCGGCCACCAGCGCCGTGCCGTTGACGAGGCTGGTCAGGTTGAAGTCACGCGCACCCGTGGCGCCGCTGGTGAGCGTTGCCGTGGGCGATGCCAGCACTTCAGCAGCAGTCCACGCCGGGGCCGCTGCTGCGCGGGTGCGAACCGCCAGCGTCGAGCTACCCGAGGGCGCCGTGTCGGTGGTGACGCGCACGGCGGCGACGGTGTTGCCGGTGGAGACGACGGTGGGGCTGGTCAGCACCGGATTGGATGCCGGCGGCGTGTAGTTGTCGCCCTCCCAGTTGTCTTGAAGAATCGTGCCGCCGTTGCCGATACTGCCCGGCTCGCCGCTGGTCAGAGGGCTAGAGCTGTCGGTGAAGTTGAGCGCCGTGACCTGCGTGGCATTGATGAACACCGCCAGCACCGCATTGCCACTGCTGGGCACGTCTTGAACGCGCAGTCGGAACGCAGAGCCGGTGGCAAACCTCGTTGAAGCCAGCACAGTAGCCGTGCCGTTGACGTACTTGACCAGCTCCAAGAGCTTGTTCGTTGCTTCGTCATCGTTGAGCCGCGCGAAGTAACCGCTGCGGGTCGCGTTTGACCCACTCATGCGAACGCCCTGGCCCGCAAATTGGTTGATCCAAGTCGCGCCGCTGATGTCGGCCTCGCTGAATTGGGCCGGGCCAGTCGCCAAGGTGGCCGTGTACCGAATGCCCACATCTTGGCCGCCGCCAAACGTGAGAGCGCCGCCAGAGATGGCCGCGTTACCCCAGGCGGGATTCCACTGCGTCCAGTTGGCTAGAGTGCCGCTGAAATCCTCTGTAGCCATGTTGTCAGGCTCCTGGCTTGAATAGAGTGACCGAGTTGGTGCCGCCCGCTATCCACGCGAGGCAGTCCAGCGACGGCACGTAGAACAGGCGCGTGTAGTGCGGCGTGCCCTGTGTGCGCGCCGAAAGCGCTGGCCCGCTAACGGTGATGGTGTCCACCACCCACGTGCCAGATTTTGGGTTCGCCGGGGGCGTGATGCGCGTGATCGTGTTGCTGGCCGAGTCGCCAGTGAAGTCATACCAGCGGCCATCGCTGTGCCGCGCCCAGCGGTTGTTGGTGACGGGTGGCAGCGTGCCGGTTACGGTGAGCGAAAGCCAACCGGCCGCCGAGTCGTCGGGGTCGAACAGCCACAAACCCTGGGCGCCGGCGTTCTTGATGATGAACCCGTCATGCAGCATCGAGCGCTTGAAGCCGGCCAATGCAGCGGGGTGGAATCCCGGACTGTTGGCAGTCAGCTTGAACGTCATGTCGGCAAGGTCTAGATACTCGACGTTCCGGTAGTTCTGCTGCGTGGCCGAGACAACCCAAACCCTGCTTCTGGCAGCGTCGTACAGGCTGTCGCTCTCCGTGTCTGCACGGGCCGGCAGGTTGCTGGTTAGCCTCGACCATGTACGAGTCGCGAGGTCGAACACATGCGAGCCGGCCGAAACCGACGCACCCACACCGACAGCAGCGCGCGTGACGTAGGCATAGCCGCCGAGAGCGCCTGTTGGCAAATGGACCGCGTTGCCGTAGGGGTGCGGAGGCAGCGGAACTTGTGTGCCCGTAACCTCGAAGTAGGGCGAACCGTTCGACTCTGTGGATTCGTTCCAGCTCCAAGGCGTTGAGCTTTTAAGCGCGACCCCGTTGGCGTTGTCCAAGCGCGACCACAGCGCAGTGGTGAAGTCGAACACCAGGGCCCCGAGGTTGTCGGGGTGGTTATGGCCGCCCATGCCGGCGAGCACGTAAGCACCGAGCGATGAGTACGTCGTGGACAGCACGCCACCGCCGTAGCTGCCGAAGTTGCTGTAGTCCCAAGCCGAGGTCGTCCAACCAGCGGCGGCCGGGTTGACGCTCATGGCGTTGTTGACCCCGATGGCGACAGACTGCCCCGCGCTCGGCAGCGAATACGGCAGCGTCAGACGAGGCCGCACACCCCATCCGGGCGTCGTGCTGAAGGCCGCCGCCGCCGTGGTGTAGTTGCTCGCACCCGTCATGCGGTTGTAAGCGTCAACGGAACCCAGTGCGCCGTGGTCAACCGCGTAGGCAATGGCCGGCTGGATGTTGGCCCAGTACGAATTGACCATCCCGTCGCTGCTGATGTTGCCGCCGCGTAGGTCGTTGCCGGTCTGCCCGGTGTTGGCACCCGCAGGACCTGACCGCATCGGGCCGTTCGCGGTGTAGGCCGCGCCCCAGCTCGCGAACCACGCCATCGTGGTGCCACCACCCCCAGGCGTGCCGAGGTACATATGGTAGGGCGCCGCATCGCGGTAGTTCCACTCGTCGGCGTCGTTCTGGCTTCCGAGTCGGCCGACAGCGGCGCGGTACTTGAAGTCACGGAACCAGCGCAAGTCGGCCTTGCGGGCGGTGTCGGTGACGACATCCAGATCCCAGCAGAAGCCCACGGACATGGTGATGAAGTCGTCCTGCCACGGGGCGCCGATGACGAAGCCGCTCTCCGTGGCAGGAAAGCCGGGCTCCCACGACAAACCGAGGGCGTTCGGCGCCCACGAGAGGCCGCCGGCCCATGTACCAGTTTCGTGAATCTGCCGGTAGGCCTGCGCGTTGTAGTTCAGCGCAGAGACGAACTGCCCGCGCATCGTGGTGTCAGCGTCGGGCGTGACAGCGGCGGTCATCGCCAGGGTGCGCCACTGCCACGCAATCGCGCGCGGGCCGCCCTGGTTGTTGCTGCCGAAGTGGTTGGCAGAGGGGTGCAAGAAGTAGCTGGCCGACTGCCGCGCCGCGGGGATGCTGGCGAGGTAGTGCAGCGTGGTCTGGAACTGCATCTCCTCCAGAAACCAATTCCAGCCGGTCAGCAGGTACGGCAGGTAGGCCGCGGCCGGGTGGTGAGACTGCGCGTAGGCGTAGGGGCTCGATCCGCTCGGCGTGGGGATCACGTCGCTGCCGGTGTTCGTGCTCTTGTCCGGGTGCGAGGCAAACAGGATCGGCCGGTTCGTGGCCTGGTCGCGGTAGTGGATGCTGTAGGACGCGAGCGAAAGGCCCGCGGCCAGCACGGCACGGTAGGCCCGCGCGTCACCACTGACGAGGTAGAGCGCCGACTGATTGGGCAGCAGGCCGATGCCGGCCTCGTAGCCACCGCCGCCCATGCCCTCGGGCAAGTGGGCCAGCCGCATCGGGCGGTACTGCGCGGTGAGGGCCGCCAGCGAGGCCTCGTCGATGGTGGTCGGCCGGTAGGTCGGCACCAGCTTGGTTTCGGCGAGGTACGCGCGATCAGGCGCGGGCGTGACTTGCGGATTGGTGCCGAGCCAGTGCGACGTGGCGCCACCCGACACCAGCACTGCGCGGCACTGCGCGGCGATGCTGACGGCGCCGCTGGCCGCGACTACCGTCGAGTAGGTGGACGTGTAATCGGGGTCGCTGATCGAGTCATAGCGTGTCGTGCCGCCCATCGCGAACGTGAGGCGCGCCGTCTTGGTGCCGGCGCTGGCAACGGTGAGATAGCCGTTCTCGATCCACGGCAGCACCTCGACCACGCCGCCCGCGTAGAGCCGCACTTCGAGCCACGCAACGAGGTGGGCGTCGCTGCCCATCTGCTTGCGGTACGTCCACGACGACATGCGGTGCCCGCTCACCAGCGTGGCGAACGGGGTGGCCCAGTCAGCGCCGGCACTCCACGAGGCCAGGCCGAGGCCTTGAGCCTCGATGACCACGTTGTTGCCGGCCATGGCTGCGTCGAGGTCGGACGTGGTGAGGGCCGTGCCCGTGCTGGCCGTGCCCGCGCTCAGCGTGAGCGTGACCGGGCTGCCCGCGCTGGTGTAGGTGCCGGCGATCAGGGCGAACTTGGCCGAGCCATCGGGCCAGGCGTTGCGGATCGTGGCCTGCGCTGTGGCGCCTGACACGACCACGCCCTGACCCGCGGGGATGTCGCCCTGCCTGAAGGCAAAGCCAGCCGCGAAGGGCAGCGCGCCGCTGGTGGGGCTGCTGAGGGTGAGCGCCATCGCGCCGCTGGATGGCGGGGGCGGCGGCGGGGGCGGCGTGGGGCCTGGAGCCGGCGCAGCACTCACCGCCACCGTGAGCGTGTTGCTCACGATCCCGCCCGGAGCCGTGCCGCGTACCTGCGCGGTGCCGGCCGCTGCCCAGGTGGCCATCGACAGCTTGACCAGCTCGCCAGGCGCAGGCGCCACCGTCGTCGGGCTCCAGCTCACGCCGGGGCCGCTCACGCTCTCCATCGTCACGGTGAGCGGGCCGGTCAGGTTGGCTGCCGTCACGGTGATGGCCTCGGCCGTGCCCGCTACTGCGGCGCCGTCTGAGGACAGGGTGATGGTGGGGGCCGGGGGTGGCGGGGGCGGGGGCGCACCAACCCCAAACGAAACGCTGGCACCGCTCGTCGCGCTGATTTCCAGGGGCGTGGCAACGGCGGCGGGTGTGGTCGGCATGCGTCTAGGCGGCTGTGGGCTCCCCTTGCTGCCGCGCGCGGGCAGGTTTGGGACTCCGCGTAGCCTCGCCGGATGGGCGGCCGCCGGTAAGGCAAGGCGCGGCCGCGGGCGGCTCTTGCCGGTCCATCTGCAGGATCGCCCTCACCCGGCGCTCGCTGAGGCCGTGCCGCCTGGCCAGCAGCGGCACGTGCGCGCCCCGGCGGTACTCGCGCACGATGGCGCGGTCGCGCTCGCTGATGGCCTGCTGCTGGCTTTCGCCGACCTTGGCCACGTAGGGCCGATCGCCGCCCCAGGCCGCCCTGGCGATGCGCTCGGCCTCAGACCGGTGCGCCGGCAAGTACACGCCACCGTTGCGCTGCAGCAGCGCCACGAGCGTGTCGAGGGTGTCGATGATGATGTCGTTTTGCATGCGGCTGGGGCTTACCAACTTGTGACGAACCCACCACGCGATGGCGCGCGGCGGCGTGAACTGGGGCGCAGCAGGGGGTCGGGCTGCGGGGCTTCGGCCTGGGGCTTTGGCGGCGGGGCCTCGGCCGGCTGGGTGGCGTCGAAGAGGTCGCGCGCCTCGACGCGCTCTTGCCACTTGGCCCACTCGCTATCTCGCCAGCGGTCCATGTGCAGCCACACGGTGCAGGCCAGGGCGTACACGGCGCAGTCCAGTGCCTCGTTGCGCTTGCCGGCGGGCTTCACCCACTCCATCTTGGGGTGGCCCTTGACGTAGCGCGTGACGAGCCGCTCGGCCGTGAGCTGCTCGAACACGTCGCCGGGCATCTGCTTGCTGAGGTGCACGTAGCCCGGGCCGGGCTGCTCGAGGCGCAGGCGGCCGTAGATCTCGGCCTTGGCGGTGTCGGTGCCCACCGGCCACAGCTTCACGCCGCGCTTCAGCTTCTGGCCGCGCCAGTTCACATCCTGCTCGGTGGGCTTGCCCAGGATGCTGCGGCCCTGCTGGCTGCTGCCCTTGAGCGCCAGCACGTTGCCGTGCTGGTGGTGGCGCACGTAGGCATAGACGGCCTGGGTGTGGTGGCCGCCGGTGTCGATGCCGCAGGCCAGCAGCGGCACCTGGCGGCCGCCGGCGTGCTGGATGGGCGTGCGGCGGTGCTCGGTGAGCGCGGCCCAGGGGCTGCCGGCTTCGGTTTCGGGCAGGGCCGGGTCGCCGTAGAAGACGCGGCGGTCGACCATCTGCCGCTCCATGCCACGGCCCCAGGCCCAGGTGTAGGCCTCGAGGCGGTCGCCCTGCACGTCCACACCCATGGTGCAGACGAAGAGGCCCCAGCGCACCAGGCCGAGGGGTTGATCGTCGGCCCGGCGGCGCAGAGCGTGCTCGTCGGCCTTGTCGCCCTGCTCTTCGAAGGTCTCGGCCAAGCGGGTGTTGACGAACACGCGCAGCAGGCTGGTGTCGCCCGAGCGCTTGGCGTCGATGGCGCGCTGCCACTCGGCCACGAGCTCGGCCCAGCTCAGCCAGCCCAGCGGGCTGTACAGGCTGCTGAGCAGGAAGCCGCGCACGCGGCCGCCCTGCGCGCCGGCGGCGTCGGCCACCCACAGGGCCTGGCCACCGGCGGCGGCATCGCGCAGCATGGTTGACTTGTGGTGCTCGGCGATCTGCGCGCCGCAGTGGCGGCACACGTAGTGGGCGGTGTGCGGCAGGGCGCGGCCGTCGGCGTCTTTGCTCCACTTCACGCCGTGCTCGGTGGCGGCGCCCCACTCGAGCGGCTGCAGCTCGTGGCAGTGTGGGCAGGGCACGTGGTAACGGCAGCGGTCGCTGGCCAGGTAGGCGGCCTCGATGCGGCTGAAGTCGCGCGTGGTGGGGGTGCTGGTGCGCAGGTGCTTGCGGCGGGCGAAGGTGGTCTGGCGGGCGCGGGCCAGCTGCACGGGGTCGCCCTCGCCGTCGACGTCCATCGGGTAGCCGTCCTCTTCGTCAGTGAAGAGGTCGCGCACGGGCATGCTGCGCAGGCCGGCGGCGCTGTTGGCACCGGCGATGGCCAGGAAGCCGCCCGGAAATTCTTTGAGCAGCGTGGTGTTGGCCTCGTCGCGGCTGCGGTTCTCGCGCACGCGCTGGCGCAGCTGGGGGCTCTCTTCGATCATGGGCGAGAGGCGCTGCCGGCTGTAGCGCTTGGCCATGTCGATGGTGGGCTGCACGATCATCACCGGGCCGGGGTTGACGTCGGCCAGGTAGCCGATCCAGTTGGAGCCGATGGTGGTTTTGCTGGTCTGCGCGCCCCACATGAGCACCACCTCTTCCACCGGGCTGTGGGCGCTGAGGCAGTCCATGGGCTCGCGCGCGTAGGGCGTGCGGGTGACGCGGTAGGGGCCGGGCTCGGCGCTGTCTTTGCCGCTGAGGATGCGGTGGCGCTCGGCCCATTCGGTGACGGTGAGGTGCGGCGGCGGCGCCATGTACTCGGCCCACAGCTGCGCCTCGAGGGCGTCGGCCGCGGCGTCGAGCACGGGGTCGCGGGCGCCCATGGTCAGGCGGCCACCACGCTGGCCAGGACGGCGTGGATCTCGCGCTGCAGGGTGTCGTGGCAGCGGGCCTGGTCGGTCTCGGCGGCCAGAACCGGCGCCAGGCGCGCGGGCACCTGCAGCAGCGCCTCGCGCAAGCCGGCCAGGCGCTTGGCGTGGGCGGCGCGCACGGCGTCGGCGCGGATGAGCACGCCCTGCTGCTCGGCCAGCTTGAGCTCGGCCAGCTCGGCCTCGGCGCGCTCGCGGCGGGCGCGGCTGGCCCAGTAGTCGCCGCCGCTGTCGTCGGGCTTGTCGGGCGCGGCGCTGGGCAGCTGCGGCGGGCCGGCAGCGGTGGCGCCTTCGGGCGGCTGCTGCGCGCGGTGGCGCGGCCGGCGGTGTTCGCGGCGCCAGGCGGCGGCGGCGTCGACGCTGTGCGTGGGCATGCCGACGGCGGCGTCCCGCGTCACGGTCGCCGCAGAGACGCCGAGCGCGGTGGCCAGATCCTTCAGCATCATCGACATAACCTATTGCCCCCTTGCGGAATTACGAAAACCCACCACCAGCCACTAGCGGAATTTCGCGGTCGTTTCGCACC